CGATGAAATGCGCGACGCCATGCTCGAGGTCCACAACTGGAACTTCGCAACCAAACGGGTCAAGCTCGCCCAGCTCACCGATACGCCCGCCTTCGAGTGGGATTATTCCTACCAGCTCCCCAGTGACTTCCTGAGAGCGGTCAGCGTCCACAATAATTCTTCAGGGCGCGACCGCATCCCCTACAAGATCGAAAACGGCGTGGTGAATTCCGACGCCTCCGATCTCTTTCTGAGATATATAGCGCGGGTCGAGGATCCCAACCTCATGCCGGCGACGTTCAGACTGGGGCTTTCCAAGATCATTGCCTCGCGCCTTGCGGTGACGCTTTCAGGCTCCGCGTCTCTCTCAAAGGAAATGTACGAACAGTATGTGGGCGAGGATCTGCCGACAGCCAAGTCCGCCGACAGTATTCAGGATATGGCCGATCAGCTCCCCGAGTCCGACTGGGTCAATATCCGTTCAGGCCAGAGACATTATTATGAGCCGGGCGAGATTTCGTAAATGCCGCAGATCCATCCGTTACAGGAGGCATTTAATGCAGGCGAGTTCGGAGAACGGATGCACGGGCGCGTCCAGTTCGACAAGTACAACAACGCCGGCGCCATCTTTCAAAACCTCCTCCCCCTCCCGCAAGGCGGATTCACCTTCCGTCCCGGCTTCCGATATATCGCCGACGCGAAAAGCGCCTCGGTCAGACCCTGGCTGACGCCGTTCGTCTTCTCCAGCACGCAGGCATATGTCCTCGAGCTCGGAGCGCAGACCATGCGCTTTTACCGCAACCAGGCCCAGATCACGGTCGCCGATACCGACGCCGCCGTCACCAACGGCGCCTTTGCCTCCAACATAACCGGCTGGACGGCACGCAATTCCGGCAGCGGATCCAGCATTGCCCACGACGGCACAAATAACGATATGAACCTGGTCGGCAACGGCTCCGGTAACGAGGCCCGCGCCAATCAATCCATCACGACATCCCAGACTGACGTGGAACACGTCATCCGATTTTCTGTTGTTGGCGATCCCGGCGACTATATAACTGTGCGCGTCGGCTCCTCGGCAGGAGGCAGCCAGTACCATGCCGACACCAAGAAGTTTACCGGCGTCCATACCATAGAATTCACTCCCACCGCCTCTCCCTTCCATCTTGAATTTGAGAACGCCCAGGCCAAGACGATCTCCATTGACGATGTCTCGGTTATTGATAACGCCGCGGTTGAAATCACCACGCCGTGGGCGGAGGCAGACCTCCCCAATTTAAGTTATGCGCAATCGGCAGACGTTATTTATTTCTGTATTGGCGGCGCAACCCGGCCTTACCGCCTCGAGCGCAAGGGCCATGCAGCCTGGTCGCTGCTCGAGGTCCTGCTCGAGGACGGGCCGTGGCTGGCCGAGAATTCCACCGCCACAACGCTCGGCCTCTCGGCAACTTCTGGAAACGGAATTACGGTGACAGCGTCCGCAGCAACAGGAATTAACGATGATGCAGGGTTTCTGGCGACCGACGTGGGCCGGCTGATCCGCTTCAAGGACGCGGCCAACGATTACACCTTCCTGCAGATCACGGCACGGGCGTCCGCCACCTCGGTGACGGCAGATATAAAAGGCCCCAATGCCAGTGCAACCACGGCAACAACATCATGGCGCCTCGGCAAGTTCGATGATCTCAACGGCTGGCCCTCGGTTGTGGGCTTCATCCAGCAGCGTCTGGCTCTGGCCAATACCACAAAATTCCCTCAGACATTCTGGTTAAGCAAGTCGGCGGATCTGGAAAACTTCCAGGACGAAGACGTCGACGGCGACGTGCAGGACGATTCAGGGATCGAAAACACCTTTGCCGCATTACAGGTCAACACCATTCGCTGGTTCGCCAATCGTAAAAAGCCGATCGTCGGAACCCAGGGCGGAAACTGGACATTAAGATCCGATGGGTCAGTCCTCACGCCTACCGATCTTGCCGCCGATTTTGAAGTAACAGGCGGGGTGGCGAGGATCCAGCCCCTCGAGGTTCGCTCAAGGCTGGTCTTTGCACAGGCGCAGGCCAGGAAGATCCTCGAATTTGCAGACGTCATCCAGGAAAGCGGCGTTCAGGGCTTCGACAGTTTTGATCTCACCATATTAAATGACAGGGTCCTCGGAGAAGGTGCCCTTCAACTGGGGTATCAGCAGGAGCCTGACAGCGTCATCTGGGCCGTCCGTGCAGACGGTCAGGCGCCAACACTTACCTACCAGCCAGACCAGAACGTGGTTGGCTGGTCGAGACAGATCCACGGCGGTGCGTTCCAGGGCGGCGACGCTGTTATAGAAAGCATAGCCTGCATTCCGGGTCAGGACGGCAGCGGGCAGTTCAAGGATTCTTCAGGCCGTTTCGAGGTCTGGGCCGCCGTCAAGCTGGAGGTCGGCGGATCAACCGTTCGCTATATCGAGTGTCTCGAGAAAATTTTCAATGGTGCGATAGATCTTCAGGAAGATGCATTTTATGTGGACAGCGGGCTTACGCTGGATAATCCAAAGACGATCACGGCCATTACAAAAGCCAATCCCGGTGTTGTGACGTCAGCATCTCACGGGTTCAGTAACGGGGATCTGGTCCGCATCGTTCGCGTCAAGGGAATGACCGAGGTCAATAATCTGACATTCAAGGTCGCCAGCGTCACAACCAATACATTTGAGCTCCAGGACGCAGACGCCGTCAACGTCAATACAACCTCCCACACAACATATTCGACCGGCGGGGAAGTGCGGGAAAAGGTCACCACGATTTCTGGCCTGACCCATCTCGAGGGCCAGGTCGTCCAGGTCTTTGGCGATGGCGCAGTCCAGACCGACAAGACAGTCAGCTCGGGCGCCATCACGCTTGATAGCGCAGCGAGCCTTGTTCATGTAGGGCTTTCCTACGAGAGGCGATTTAAATCCCTGAAGCTGGCCTTTGGAGCCCGCGAAGGCTCTGCTGTCGGCAAGCCCAAGAACATTAATGATGTCGTTTTGATCCTGCTCGAGGCCGCGGAGGGATCGCTTTCAGTTGCCACCGAAGATGAAGACGGTGAGAACGCCTTTACCGAACTTGATCTGAGAGCCGCTACAGACATAGACGAGGACCCGGTTCCGTTCTTTACCGGCGAAAAGCCCCTGGGTGTGGCGGCCGCCTTTGGCGAGGACATCCGACTGATCATCAAGGGCAGCTCACCGGTTCCGGCAACGGTCATCGGGGTCGCACCGGAGCTCGAGGTCACTGGATGATTGAGCTGGTCCCCTATGAGACGAGCCATCTCCAGACCTTCGAGCCCGGTGTTGACGAAAGACTGCTGCTGGAATCTCGGGGGAACAGTCTGGATTCCGGTTTCGATCATGTAGCGATTTCTGTGATCGAGGATGGCAGGACGCTCGGCATTTTCGGCATGGGGTATATGGACGGGCTACCGCGCATAGCGGCGCTGTTATCCGACGAGCTGAGAGAAAGACCCTTTCTCCTGCACCGGGGCGTCAAACGAAATTTCGAAAAGCTGGTCGAGCGCTATGACTTCGATGAAATAGAAGCCGACGCAGCGGCAGACAATACAGTCAACAACCGTTGGCTCGTGAAACTGGGTTTTGAATTCAACCGCGAGCACGACGGCAACAACATTTATCGATGGAGTAAGTAATATGGGCTTGCCACTTTTTACAATTGGCGCGACCGCTGGGGTAGCCGGTTCCGGTTTTACCATCACACTCGGCCACGTTTTAGGCGCCGTCAGCGCCCTGACAGGTTCGATGGGGGCCGTGCGCACGGGTCAGGCCCAGCAATCAGCGGCCAACTACCAGGCGCAGCATCTTGAAAATCAGGCGAAACGGGAGCGCGAAATCGGAACTCTCAACGCCAAACGGGTCGCAGAAGAAAACAAACGCCTTGCTGGAACGCAGCGCGCCCTGCTTGCAGGAGGCGGCAGATCGCTGGCGAGCGGATCCGCGCTTCTTGTTCAGGAAGACCTCGATGAAGAAGGCAAGTTCAACGAGATGCTGGCTGCCGATGCCGGCGAGGCCAAGTTCCAGAATTTGCGCCAGCAGGCAGTTCTCGAGCGCATGACCGGAAAGCACGCCCGAACGGCCGGCTATTACCGGGCTGGATCCACGCTGCTCAAGATGGGCACGGAATTTTCATAAAGGATCAGCCAGATGGCAGCACGCATACCTACAGCCGCCGACGTCAGGAAAGTTGCGCCCGCGTCAATCCCCAGCCTGAATGTTCGACCAGAGAGTTTCGGCACCCAGGTCACCCGGGAACAGGAAGGACTTGGCAGCGCCGGATTTGGTCTCGCCATCAAGCTCCGTAATCAGGCAGAGAAGGCAGAGGCGCAGGATCTCGCCAACCAGATGTCGGAATACGCGCGCCAGGTCGAGATGGGCGGTGAGCTCCTCAAGGATACGCCCGGCTACAGGACACTGCAGGGGATGAACGCTGTTAACCAGCGCAGCGTCTACGAACAAAAACTGCTGGATAAACGGGAAGAACTCCAGGGACTTGCATCCAGCGACCGGGTCAGGAGCCTGTTCGATCCTGTCGCCAACACTCACGTTAACCGGACCATGACCTCGATCGGGAGCGTTTCTCTCAGGGAACAGAAGGTCTACGAGGAAAAGGTTTATGAGGCGACGATCAAGGAGCTCGTTGACTCGGCTGTCCACAGCTCGAGCGACCTAAATCTTGTAAGGGCCAATATGTCGGCGCTTTACTCGACCACTCTGGAGAGGGCCAGAAAGATCCACGGCACGTCGCCGTCCAGCATCGCCGGCAAGACAATGGCTGAAGTTTATGCCGAGAGCGAGGTTACAAAGGCTCACGAGGCGGTGTTCAAGGAGATCATGAGCGAAAGCCCGAGAAAGGCTGAAGAGTATCTCGCCCTTCTTGCAAAGAATAAAAATATCAAATCCAGCGTCATGAAGATGGATCCCTCCAAACTTACCGAGCTTAAAGAGAAAGCGGAGATCCGGACACGCGTAGTGCTGGGCCAGGAGGTGGTCGATGCGCTGGACAACACAGACCTGATCGAGGCTACACCAATAGCCCAGATGTCGAAGGCGGAAAGGGCCATGTGGAATTTAAGAGCAATTCACCCCGGCATAAAGGGTGACCTTGCCGACCCCAAATGGCAGACCCTCGCCCGTAAACATGTCCAGAAAAACTACGAGGGCAAGGATGAAAAAGCCATTATCGAGGAGCTTGAAAAACGCATCCGGCTGGCTGTTCAAAACAAAAATCTCCGCAGAAACGGCGCCATTGGCAGGGTGCTGGATCACGTTCTTGTCAAAAAGCAGACCCTCGCGTCATTTTTAGCAGACCCAAATAACAAGGACGATGCCGACCTGCTCGCCACTGCACAAAATGCGAACCTGATTGCAGTGTTGCGAAAGGGAGAAAAGGAGATCCGTTTCCTGACGAGCTCCGATAACAAGACCTTCAAACGACTGGCGTCAAACCCCGATGAACTGGTCCAGACCAACCTGGAGGCGGAAAAAGGCAGTCTCACACTGACCGAGTACCAAAAGCTCCTCAGACAACAGGTAGGCGAACAGGCCAAACGTCAAGCCATCGCGGAAGGGAGGGGGTCGATCTTTACCAAGGGGGCAACCCTTGTCGGAAAACACGCACCCAAGTTGGTAGCACAGCGGACAGCGAAGAAGGAAAATCGGCAACTGTTGCGCGACGCCGAGGGTGAGATGTCGGCCTGGATCCAGGAATATGTCAAAAGAGAAAAGAAACCGCCGTCCGATCTCGAGATGAGGCGCCAGGCGACCCGCATGTGGCTGGAGATTACAGCCGATCCTGAAAATACAGGAGCACTGAAGACGCCCGAGGCGGGCGAGAAAGAGATCACCCTGCGGGCTTTCCAGGCCGATAATCTGGATGCGCTTTCGCCCCAGCAGAAGGCCGTGGCCAGGGTTCCGTCCAGCCAGCTCTCGGCCGCTTTCAAAAGGGAAATACAGGCCGATGTCAGAGAGTATCTGAGAAGATACGATTACGCCGGTTCGGCCGAAGATCGGGCCCGGGGGCTGAACGAGGAGGAGTATGGAAACCTGGCAGCCGCAGCCTTGCTTGGCGACGATGTGAGGGCCAGGGCACTTATGGAAAAGATAGCGGGGCGGTAAGAAATGGGACAGCTTTTCGATCTCCTCAATCCCAATTTACCGCCGGAACCGCCGGCTCCGCTCGAGCCTGAACCGCCTCTTCAGATCGTTCCCGGTGAAGAACCAGAGCCGGAAAGGGCGCCGGGTCTTCTGCTTAATGTGATCGAAGGCGGGATGGATGCTGCGCAGGAACGCAATGCGATTGACGCCAATACGGTCAAGCCTTCGCCCGAAGTACGCGAGGACAACGATCTCTCCAACAGGTCAGGTCTCCCGGTGGATGCCGTCGAGGCCGATCGCGATGCCGTCAAACAGCATATAAATGTCAACGAGATCGACGAGAAAACAAAGGACGCCCCCAGAACCCGCAGGATGCTGACCAATCCCCAGATCGGGCCGGCGGTAGCCGATGACACCGACACTCTGGTCGGGCTGGAGTTCGGGTTCAACCGATTGAGGGATTTGGCCGGCGGCTTTATTGGTGAAACTTTTGGCTGGTCTCTTCAGGGACTTGGCGAGCTTTACAACATTACCGGCCGTAATCTGGAGGGCACTGTTCTGAGCGGGCTTCGCGCTGTCGGCCTCGAGAGGGTTGCCGACGCCCTTGCAGGAATACCGGACGTCCCGTGGTGGATAGATCCCGGGGAAGTCCTCAGACAGCCGGGAATGATGCTGAAGGAAAAAGGGGAGGCGCTCAAAAGCG